CTTTCTTGAGTACATCGAATACAAGCAATACATTCTTGACTGTTTGTCCTGACTTGCTCTTGTATGGTGCTTTGATTGAAGCCGAGCCTTACTTGATGAACGATGCTCGAATCAATACATGGGGAACTATGTTTGACAGGGCTATGGGTTCATTGACTCGCTCTGACGAGAAGGGTCAATTCTCTGGCGTTCCTTTGGCAATGCAAACTACATACATCTGATATGGCTACACAAAGAATCCAACTAGGTGAGTGGATGCCTGACCAATCAGGTATCTCTGGCGCATTGACTGACGCTAAGAACGTGGTTTCTCAAGCTGTGGGTTATGGCCCATTTCCTAGTGCTGTAGCGTTCTCTGCGACTGCTTCTGAAGACCTAGTTTCTTTGTACGCTGCCAAGAATCCAGACTCGACAACCCAACTATTTACCTCTGGTGCATCTAAGATTTTTACAGTAAATGGCGTAGGCGCATTGACTCAAGTTAAAACAGGAATGACCACAGGCATTGACGATAAGGTTCGTTTTACTCAGTTTGGTAAAAGAGTAATTACTACAAACAATGCTGATGTTTTGCAAGGATGGACGTTAGGAACTTCTACGTCTTTTGCTAATTTAAGCGCATCTGCACCGATAGCTAAATTTATTACTGTGGTGCGTGACTTTGTTGTTTGCGCTAATACGCTTGAGACAACACAACAACAGTATCGTGTTAGATGGTCTGCAATTAACGATGAAACAGATTGGGTAGAAAATGTAAACACTCAGTCTGATTATCAGGATATTCCTGATGGTGGACAGATTGTAGGAATCCGTGGTGGTGAGTTTGGCTTGGTGTTCTTAGAAAGAGCCATTAGCCGAATGACCTATGTAGGTACTCCGTTCATATTCCAGTTTGACAACATCTCTCGTAATAAAGGATGTATGGTTGCTGGCTCTATTGCTCAGTACCAAGGCGTTACGTTCTTCCTATCGGACGATGGCTTCTATATGTGCGATGGTCAGACTGTTCAATCAATTGGTAGTGAGAAGGTTGACCGATTCTTTATTGATGACGCATCAGAATCCGACTATGGAACTATGTCTTCTGCTGTTGACCCTATCCGTAAATTAGTAATTTGGAACTATGTAGATACAGGTGGAAATCGTAAACTAATCATTTACAACTTTGCCACAAAGAGATGGACTTATGCAGACGCAGGTACTGACTTTTTGTCTGAAGCGTCTACGACTGCTGTAACTTTAGAGCAATTAGATAGCATTAACGCATCTATTGACGCATTGACAACAAGTCTTGACTCACGCCTTTATGTGGGTGGCAAGTATTTCCTTGGTGGTACGTTAGGCGCAAAGGTTTTTACATACACAGGTCAGCCTTTTTCTGGCAGGATTGCTACTGGAGACATTGACCTTGGTGGGCCATCCGTAGTCACTTTGGCTCGTCCATTGGTAGACAATGGTTCAGCAACAGTCGCTGTGGCTTCTCGCACATTGTTAAGCCAAGACGTTACCTTTGGGACTCCAGTAGCTGCTGACTCAGAGAACAGGGTTTCTTTGCGTAGCGCAGGGCGTTACCATCGTATCCAAGTTAATCCTACTGGCGCAGATTGGAAAAATGCTGTTGCTGTAGATGTTGACGTAGCTGGTCAAGGTGTGCGCTGATGTTTAGAAGCCTACCTGCTTTTGGTGGTGACCAACGAGCCGTGGCAGAAGTTGTCCGTGGAATCATGGATGGCAAGACCAATAACACAGGGACTTTGACTCTAGCAACTGGTGGTGCTTTAACTACCACTTTGACAGACAGAAGGATAGGCCCAGACAGCGTGATTGTCTTTGTCCCTGCCTCTGCTGCTGCTTTTGCTGATTCTGCGCCTTATGGTTCTTTTCAAGATGGAACAGACCAGACTGTAGCTAATACAACGACTGCGTATCCTATTACATTTGATACAACCGACTTCTCTAATGGAGTTACTTTATCAAATAGTTCTAGGTTGAATGTAAAAGCAGCAGGTTTGTATAACATACAGTTTTCTATCCAACTGAAAAACACAACAAACGACTCACAAGATGCAGATATTTGGTTTAGAAAGAATGGCACAGATATAACTGGCTCAAATAGTAGGTTTGGTTTAGCTCAGAGAAAAGCAGCTGGTGACCCATATCACTTGATTGGTGCAATGAACTTTTATGTAGATTTGGCAGCTAATGACTACATTCAGTTGATGTGGAGAGCGTCAGATGTTGGTGTAGTAATTGAGCATTATGTGGCTGGAACAAGCCCTACTAGACCAGCTACGCCATCTGTAATAGCGACTGTTAACCTAGTGTCACTCGCTGCCTCAACAAATATCTATGCTAGTTCCCAAGGACAGGGTACGGCTACGATAACCCATTTTGCAAATTCGACTGCTAATAAGACATATCGGTATGCAATTATTGGTTGATTTTAATAATTTATGTATAATGGATTCCGTGGATGACCCATCTTGGAATCCGAAACTCTAGGAGTAAAGATGGCTACCACTACCACATCGTCAATTGACCCAACAATTCAGCCCTACCTTTCGTATGGCTTACAGCAAGCGCAGCAAGCCTATCAGGGCGGTGGGCCTCAGTACTATGGTGGTCAGACTTATGTAAGCCCCAGCACTACCACTCAAACTGGTCTACAGGCTCTTGAGGCTCGTGCTTCTTTGGGTAATCCCTTACTTCAGTCTGCACAGAATCAGCTACAGAACACAGTTTCTGGTGGATTTCTAGGTGGAAACCCTTTCTTTCAAGGTGCGTTTCAACCTGCTGCACAAGCAGCGCAGACTCAGTTTCAGCAAACACTAGGCGATATTGGCTCTAAAGCAAGCCTAGCAGGGCGTTATGGCTCTGGTGCTATGGGTTCATTGCAAGACAGGGCAGCAGGTGTATTTGGTCAACAATTAACTAATACTGCTGGACAGTTGGCTTATCAGAATTACGCTGACGAGAGAGCAAGACAACAAGCTGCTACTTTAGCCTCTCCTGCTATGGCTCAAGCTGATTACCAAGACATTCAGAATATGTTGCAAGCAGGTCAACTGCGTGAAGGCTACCAAGGTCAGCAATTACAGTCTGACATGGCTCGATTTAACTTCTTGCAAAACCAACCACAACAAAACTTACAGAACTATCTATCACTTGTCTATGGCAACCCATTAGGACGAGTTGGGCAGTCTACTGCTAGTGGTTCTGCTGACACATCTACATTGCAAAATATATTAGGTACTGCTGCTACTGCTGGTGGTCTTTATAAGAATTTAGGTGGCTCTGCTGGCATTAGTAACTTGTGGAATAGTGGTGCTAATTGGTTAAGTGGCAGTGGTGGATTTGGCACAGGTAATGCTTATGGCAATCTAGACCTTGGCGCATTTCTCTAAGGACTAACATGGCTGGACTATTAGACATTTTCGGTACAGGCGGTGCAGACACAATGGGTCTGTTGGGTATGTCACAAGCTGACATTGCTCGTAATCGTGACGATGCACAAGCACAAGCCTTGTATGCCCTAGCAGGGCGTTTATTCCAAGGTGGCAACACAGGACAGTCTATTGTTGAAGGTTTGCAACAAGGGCAGAAAGCCTATCGTGGCGGTATGCAAGACACATTGCAAAGCCAGTTACAGAATGTCCAGTTGGCTGACATGATTCGTAAGCGTAAGTTAGAACAACAACAATTAGCTGAACAACAACGAATTCAAGGTGTTATCCAAGGTGCTGTAACCAAGCCTCAAGAGATTTATGGCGAGGACATAATGGGTCAGCGAGTAGGCGAAGGCATGACTGCGCCTAGTTTTGATTTGGCTCGTGCTGCGCCACAACTTATGGGTTCTGCTGAAGGGCGTAAGACTTTAGCTGAGTTGGTTGCTACACAAAAAGCAATGACAGGTGAAACCTTTAAACTTGGTGAAGGTGAGACACAATACCAACGTGACTTTATAACTGGTGACGTTAAATCAGTTGCTTCTGGCGCACCTAAAGTTGCAAAGCTAACAGGAAAAGAAGGTAATGTCGCATTGATGTTCTACGGAACAGATGATGTTGCTAAGTTGCGTGGTATTCCAAATGCTATTGATAAGATTCGTCTTGAGGCAACTGTACAGCGTAAGGCTGAACAACCACAGATTAACTTAAATGACCCTACTGCTGTTCAAACGCAACAGCTTAAAACATTAAGCCAATGGGAAAATGCACTTAAAGATTCTGGTGCAACAGAAACTGCAATGAGGGCGCAAGGTTTCTATGCTGCATATGCACAAGCCAAAAAAGGCAACTCAAATGCAGATGGTGCTTTAATTTATAACGTAGCAAAAGTTTATGACCCTGCTGGCGCAGTCCAAGCAGGAGATGTTTCTACTGTTATTGGCGTTCCATCTATGCCAGAGGTTATTAAGAAAGCAGCACAGAAACTTACAACTGGTGGAAGTCTTACTCCTAAAGAGCGAGAGAATATGAAGAAACTCATTGATGATGTTGTTGATGAGCGTAGACGCATGGTTGAGCCATCTCTTAATACCTATCGAAAAATCAATCGTGGTCTTGGTGGTACTGATGACTTAATTGTTAATCCTTATGATTCAGTAATAAAACCTGCAAGTCTAAATTCAATTTTAGGTTTTGACCGCCCAAGAGGAGGCCAATAAAATGGATGAGAATGAAAAGGTTAAAGAAGCACTAGACGCTGGTTTTAGTGTCGCTGAAATTAGAGCAGCCTATCTTGCTAACAATAGAGAACTTCCCTCATCTTTGCAAGTATCAGAAGCAGAGACAACAGGTAAAGAACTATCAAAAGGTACTCGTCTTGGAATGACTGCCTTGCAAGGGCCTACCCTTGGATTTGCTGACGAACTAGCAGGTTTGGTTGGTGGTGGTGCTGCTTTGGTTCGTGGTCAATCCCCATCTCAGGGATACCAACAAGCACGAGATATTTATCGTTCTGGTGTAGAAAGCTACAAAGAAGAACAGCCAATTGGTAGCGCAGTTGCACAAGGTGCTGCATCATTGCCATTAGGTATGTTAAACCTTGGTAGAAGCATTGCCCCTAATGTTGGCCCTGTCTTGCGTTCTATTGGTTCTGGTTTAGGTTTTGGAATTGTTGGTGGCGCAGGTGAAGCTAAAGAACTAGAAGATGTACCAGTAGAAGCTGCTAAAACAGGTGCGACAAGTGCTGTGCTTGGTGGTCTTACTGAAGTAGGAATGAAGGCTGTTCGTCCTGTTAAGCAAGCAATAACAAGCCAAGCAGGGCGTATTGTTCCTGAGAGCGTCCGTGATTACTTTGGCACATCATCTGTTGACTTGGCTCGTAGGCGTGTAGCACAAGCCATGTTGCGTGATGGTGCTACGACAGACCAAGTGGCTGCTCGTATGTCAAAGCTAGGTGATGATGCTATTTTGGCTGAATCATCTGGGTATAACACTCGTGATTTGTTAGATACGATGGCTACACTCACAGGACGAACAAAGAATTATACTGAGGAGTTAATTCGTAGTCGTCAAGCACAACGTGGTGGAAGACTTGCTCAAGCAGCAGAAACACAATTGTCTCCAACTGGCGCAAGATTGGCTGATTCTGTTGAATCATTGATTACAAAGCGTGATGTTGAAGCTACTCCTTTGTATGAACAACTAAAGACTGTAAGCATTACTCTTGATGATGACTTAAAACAGATTCTTGATGCTTCTAAAAAGTTAGGTGCATTTGCTCGTGCTGAAAAGATTTCTACAGGTTTGCGTGAGCCTTTTACACTAAAAAATGTGAAGAACGCTACTGATGTAGCAATGCCTGACTTAGATAAAGTCAAGCGTGGTCTTGATGACATTATTAGTAGCAAAACAGCAGTAAATGACAGGGGCGAAATTAACGAGTTTGGTCGTTCAGTTGTTAAATTAAAACAAGACTTTTTAAAGCGTCTTGATGAAATGACAATGGATAGCGAAACTGGCAAGTCTTTATATAAAAGCGCACGAGATGCGTATGCTGGCCCAAGCGCATTGATTAGTGCTGCTGAACTAGGACGGACAGTAATCAACAAACCAGCAGCTACTATTCGCACCTTTGTAAAAGACATGAGTGATTCTGAACTTGAATCATTCCGTGTCGGTGCTTATGAAGGTTTGCGTGACTTGGCTGGTACACAGGCAGGTCAAACTCGCTTACTCAATATGTGGAAAGAGCCAGCGACACAAGAGCGTTTAAAAGAGATTTTTCCAAGTGAACGTGCTTTCCGTGAGTTTGCATCTACAGTAGCAGCAGAATCTCGGAAGAAAGAGATTCAATCTGTTGGCAGAGGTTCTGGTACTGCTGGGCGTGAGGCTCGTATGGAGGATGTAAACATTGAGAATCTCAAGGACACATTAAATGTTGCTTCTGCTGCCAAGACAATGGACATTGGTTCTTTAATGAATATGCTATCTGGCAACATGACAAGAACTGCAGTTCCAGAGCCTGTTCGTAATGAGATTGGTAGAATCTTGATGAGCAGGGCTGGTAGTGGTGATGAGATTCGTATGTTGCGTAATGCAATGGAAAAAATGAAGCGAGAGCAAGAAGTTCAAGCCTCAACAAGTGGTCTTATTGGTTCACAATTAACACCAGTAGCAGAGCCATTTACGGCTGCATTGCGTTCACTTTTGCAATAAGGATTAACATGGCAAAGACCAAGATTTCAGAATACAGCAGTACCGCTAATAACAATACTGACATTAACAGTATTAACTTAGCGGAGGGTATGGCCCCATCTTTGGTCAACAATGCTATTCGTACATTGATGGCTCAGTTGAAGAACTTTCAAGATGGTTCTGCTGGTGACAATGTAACTGTAGGCGGTAACTTATCTGTTACTGGAACATCTACGCTGACAGGCACTTTAACGGCTACGGCTGGTCTGTCAGGCCCACTCACATCATCGTCTGCCACTATTACTGGTGGAACTATCAATGGTGCTGTAATCGGTGGCTCATCTGCCCAAGCAATCACAGGAACGAATGTAACGGCTACTGTAGGATTTACTGGCCCATTGACGGGTGCAGTAACAGGTAACACCACAGGAACACACACAGGTGCTGTAACAGGTAATGTCACAGGTAACTTGACAGGCAATGTTACTGGTAACGTAACGGCTGCCTCTGGAACTTCTACATTCAACAATGTGACCATTTCTGGTTCGTTGGATATGGATGCTGGCACATCAGCCACTATTACTGGCTTGGCAAACCCTGTAAACGATTCTGACGCTGCCAACAAGGGTTATGTCGATGCACTAGCCCAAGGTATTGATGCTAAAGCCTCTGTGGTTGTTGCGACTACTGCGAATATCACTTTGTCAGGCACACAAACCATTGATGGCATTTCTGTATCAGTTGGTGACCGAGTTTTGGTTAAAGACCAGACCACTCAATCTGGCAATGGTATTTATCTGTGTGCAGCTAGTACATGGACTAGAACAACAGACGCTAATACATGGGATGAGTTGGTTGCTGCCTTTACCTTTGTTGAGAAGGGTACGACTCAAGCCAACAATGGTTATATCTCGACAATTACTGCTGGTGGTACTTTAGGGACTACTGCGGTGACTTTTGCTCAGTTCTCTGGTGCAGGTCAGATTACCGCAGGTGATGGTCTTACAAAGACAGGTAACACCCTTAATGTAGGAACAGCATCTTCTGGACGCATTGTTGTTAACTCAGACAATATCGACTTGGCGACTTCTGGTGTAACAGTTGGAACTTACAAGTCTGTAACTGCTGACGCTTATGGGCGCATTACTGCTGGAACGAATCCTACTACTTTGAGTGGGTTTGGTATTGCAGACGCTTATACGATTGCCCAGATTGATACTCTGTTTGGCTCGACAACTTCTGCTGCTACGAGTGCTGCTGCTGCTGCGACTTCTGCCTCCAATGCTTCTACGAGTGCTTCAAATGCCTCTACAAGCGCAGGAAATGCCTCTACAAGTGCAACGGCTGCTGCTGCAAGTGCTACCAGCGCATCTAACACTTATGACCAGTTTGATGACAGATATTTAGGTTCTAAGTCTTCTGCACCTACTGTTGACAATGACGGAAACGCTTTGCTCACAGGTGCTTTGTATTGGAATACATCTGTTAATACTTTGTATGTGTGGACAGGCTCAACTTGGACGCAAGCAGCGTTTACTGCTTCTGGTTTTGCTACCTTGACAGGTACAGAAACCCTGACAAACAAGACTCTTACTGCACCAGTATTGACTACACCAAACATCACTACTGGATTATTGGTAGCAGGTTCTGCTGGCACAAGTGGTCAAGCACTAATTTCTGGTGGTTCTGGGGCAGCACCTACATGGGGAACTGCTGGTGTTTCAACAGGTAAATCTATTGCATTAGCAATGCTCTTTGGCTTCTAAGGAAATATTATGGCAAATCCAAATATCGTAAACGTCACAAGTATTATCGGTAATACTTTATCGGTTGCTGTTGGCACAAGTGCTACACAACTAGCATCAAACGCTGCATCAAGCAATAAGGTCTTCAAGATTAACTCAATCTTGATTGCAAATATTGATGGCACAGCACCTGCGGATGTAACAGTTAATATTTATTCTGCGGCAGCTTTGGGTGGCACAGGATTAGCAATAGCGTCAACCATCTCTGTTCCATCGGATGCGACATTGATTGTGAGTGATAAAGCCACAGCATTTTATTTGCTAGAGAATCAATCAATTGGTGCAATTGCTAGTGCGGCTGGCGATTTGGTTGCCACAATTAGCTTTGAAGAAATCACATAAGGATTCATCATGGCCATGCGATACCCATCGGGTTTTATCTCCGCATTTTATAACCCACTACAGAATCCTGATGCGCCTACCATTGGTACAGCTACAGGTGGCAATGCTTCTGCATCTGTAACTTTTACAGCACCATCTAATGTCGGTGGTGGAATAATTACAGGATATATAGTTGTTTCTACGCCAAGTGGTATCACAGGCACAGGCACATCTTCTCCTGTTACTGTAAGCGGATTATCTAACGGCACAGCCTACACATTTAAAGTGTATGCATCTAATGCTTATGGGCCAAGTGCTGCGAGTTCGGCAAGTAATTCTGCTACCCCATTAGCAGGGCCGACAGTAATTGGTGAGGCTTTTGGTGGAGGTTTTTACGCAGGGCAAATTGGCGTTTCAAGCGTTGCAACCCATTATTTAATTGTTGGCCCTATTGCTTCTGCGCAAACCAATTTGGCATATAAAAATGCAAATACAGCAACTACTGGTGCTGACAGTAATATTGACGGCCCACAAAATACAGCTGACATGGTAGCTGACGGCAGTTCTACTGTTTATCCTGCGGCTCACTTTTGCAATGATTTATCCACTGGTGGTCAGACCGACTGGTATATGCCAGCTAAGAACGAGTTGGAAATTTGTTACTTTAATTTAAAACCAACTACAACTTCAAACAATACATCCTCAGGCATAAATTCAAATGCTATTCCTGCTAGAGCAAGTAATTATACAAGTGGCGCACCTGCTCAAACTTCTGCTGCTGCCTTTGTAACAGCTACTGGCGCAGAAGCCTTTGTAGCAGGAAATTATTTTTCTAGTACCGAGTTTTCTGCTACGCAAGCATTTATTCAGCACTTCAATTTCGGTTATCAGTATGGCTACAATAAGGCCTTTTCAACCCGAGTTCGTGCCATCCGCAGAATTGCAGTTTAAGGAAATATATGCCAAGTTACTCAGGTATTTTTACTTTACAGGCTCAAATGCAAGCTAAAGCGGCTGGCACTTGGACAGGATTGCCACTTGTTATTGGTCAAGCCTATCAGGGTGGTTTTTATGCAGGTCAGATTTCTACAGCAGGAAATGGGGTAGCTGATTACAACCTAGTTGTTGGGCCAGTATCAACTGCACAACAAAATGCACTTGCTTGGAAGAACGCTAACACTGCAACTACTGGTGCTGATAGTAATATTGACGGCCCACAGAATACGGCTGACATGGTAGCTGATGGTAATTCAACTGTCTATCCTGCTGCTCACTTTTGTAATGACTTGGTTATAGGTGGTTATTCCGATTGGTATATGCCAGCTTCAAATGAACTTGAAGTTTGCTATTACAACTTAAAACCAACAACTTCTACAAACAATACAGGTTTTGGCGGTAACTCTAACGCAGTCCCCGCAAGAGCATCAAACTACACCTCTGGTAATCCTGTTCAAACCACAGCAGCAGCTTTTCAAGCAGGTGGGACACAGCCTTTTACAGGTTACCCTTACTGGTCTAGTACAGAGTTTTCTGCTGTATACGCTAAAGCTCAGGACTTTTCTGAAGGCAATCAGTACAACCGCACTAAAAATGTTGCAGCCCCATCTGCAAATACTTATCGTGTCCGAGCCATCCGCAGAGTTGCAGTTTAAATTTTATAAGGAGTATTCCAATGTACATTTGCATAACAGAAGTAGACGCAGTAACTAAAATAGTCTGCACATCTGAGCCACAACGCACAGGCCCATCAATGCCAGCGATTAAGGGTTGGACTCATATCTGGCACGACAGTTCTACATGGCCTGTGCCAACATCATCTGATGGCACATATCTTCGTGCGCCAAGATACTATGGTACTTGTGATGCAGACGCTGACTTAAACATTGCAGGTGTATTACAAGTATTGACAGAAGCAGAATTCAATGCAGCTAAAGTTGCCGAGCATGAAGCTCGTAAGCCTTATCCATCATGGATTGGTTACATTGACACAATGACATGGGCTGCACCAATTGCAAGACCTGCTGATGCCGTTATGAATGGTGGCAATGTGCGTTATCAATGGGATGAAGCCACAGTTAATTGGATTCCTCTGGAAAACCAAGGATGAAAGAGTTTTTCTTCATCTCAGGTTTGCCAAGGTCAGGCTCAACCCTGCTCTCGGCTATCTTGCGTCAGAACCCTGAGTTCTATGCTGACATTTCCTCGCCAGTACAAGGATTGGTGGCATCAACCATCAATGTCATTACTGGAAGCGAGAGCAATCACTTAGTAGATGAAGACAGACGCAAGCAAATACTGAAAGACGTATTTGAGGCTTACTACAAAGCAGTCACGCCAAATGTAGTGTTTGACACTAGCAGGGGTTGGACTGCCAAAACATCTTTGCTGAAAGACCTGTACCCAAAGACCAAGATTGTTTGCTGTGTGCGTGACTTGCCTTGGATATTAGACAGTTTTGAGCGTATTGCTGCCAAGAATTCTTTGTATGGTGCAACCCTGACAGATGACGAAGCTAGACAAACAGTCACCACAAGGTGCGATGCTTTGATGGATGTTAAGAAAGAAGGCCAAGTAGTAAAGCCTTATTATTTCTTAGAAGAAGGTTTACTGCTAAACCCAGACATGATTATGTTGGTGGAATATGAATCTCTATGCAAACAGCCTGAGAGCGTGATGCGTGAGATTTATGGGTTTATTGGCAAGCCTTATTATGACCATGACTTCAAGAATGTAGAGTATGACAACGAGGTGTACGACAAAGCCTTGAACATGAAAAGTCTGCATACAGTTAGAAAAGAAGTGACATGGCAAGAGCGTCCATCTATACTTCCCAAGTCAGTTTGGGATAAGTATTCTGGCAAAGACTTCTGGCGTAAACCTGCACCAGAGTTTGCAATCAAACAACTTTATAAGGTCAAGGGATGAAACGCATATTAGTTATGGGTTTGCCTAATGCAGGTAAAACTACTTTGGCTCAGCACATTCTTGAACACTTGCAAAATGACCGCAAGACAGTTATGTGGCTTAACGCTGATGACGTTCGTAAACAATTTAACGATTGGGACTTTTCCCATGAGGGACGTATTCGCCAGAGTTTAAGGATGCGTGAATTAGCTGATGGCTACGATGTAGATTATGTTATTTGTGACTTTGTAGCCCCTTTAGTTGAGATGCGTAACAACTTTAAGGCTGATTGGACTGTCTGGGTTGATACGATTGACAAGGGTAGGTTTGAGGATACAAATAAGATATTTGTTGCGCCAGAGCAGTATGACTTTAGGATTACTGAGCAAAAGGCTGAAAAGTGGGGTGAGTTCATTGCTGCTCACATCTTGGATGACCGCCAACGCCCTGTCTTTGATTGGCAGAAAGAAACTGTCCAGATGCTTGGCAGATGGCAACCTTGGCATGAGGGTCACAGAAAACTCTTTGAGAGAGCCTTGGCAAAGACTGGTCAGGTAGTTATCCAGATAAGAGATTGTCAGGGTTGGAACGGCTCTAACCCATTTGCTGCTAACCAAGTCAAAAACTTTATCAAGCGTGATTTAGACCCTTTATATCAAGGTCAGTATGAGATACAACTTGTGCCTAATGTGGTGAATATCACATATGGCAGAGATGTTGGTTACAAGATTGAGCAAGAATCTTTTGACGATGCTACACATTCTATCTCTGCAACAAAAATAAGAAAAGAGATGGGTTTTGAATAAATACCATATCCGATTCAATACAAAACACAACGGCTCTAATTTAGTCTGGCGTATTTTTGAGAATGGGATTGAACATCTTGCTACTGATGTAAGAGTTATTGGAGAAACTTTTACTGAATGTACCAATGAGCATGGTGAAACGAAATGGAATATAGCCTGTAAGGGCCGTTTAATCTGGGTGGAAAAAGTTGCCGTAATAGTTACAGATAAAGACTGAGAATTAGCCATGACACAAGAAGTCACCCACGAACAAATCTACGAACGACTGATTGCAGTTGAAAGTAAGGTAGATAGCATAGACAAGAACACAAGTGGTCTTGTAGAGGCTATAAAGGCTCTTGATGGGGCTTTTAAAGTCTTGGGTTGGGTTGCTTCTGCTGCCAAGCCTATTCTGTGGGTGGGTGCGCTAATTATGGCTGCTGGTGCAGTCTGGCAGACTTGGGTTAAAAAATGAAAGATTGGGCTGTGGCTTTTACTACCGCAGTCTTGTTTTGTATTACTGTCGTCTGGTGTTTTTACATCATCGTTTGGGCTATGACGTGAAATGGCTACTGGTGCTATCTATGTTGTTTACATTGGTGGCATCTAGTAAAGAAAAAACTGAATATCGTTGTGTCAGGTGGGCATGGACAGGCGATGTTTACAACCGAAAAGTTGTGTGTCTTGAGTG